CGCCGCCGCAATGGCGTCGCGCTGCGACTTTGCGGACGACATTTCGGGACGCGGCGCGTCCGGCATCTGCGGCCGAGTGTCCAAAATCGGTTCTCCGGTTACCGGATCGATCGTTATCAACGGCCGATCCAATCCCTCCGGAGTAGTCGGGATGGGGTATCCTCTGCTGTCTACCTGGGGATAGGCCATTCTAATTCCCTCAGACGTTGATGCCCGCCCGCTCGAACGCGGCGCTGATTGCGATCAAATCCACGTTCGGCTTGGCGTTCTGCGCCACCGTTACCTGCACGATCGGCGCATGCGAGAACCCGGTAAAACCGATGCTGACCCACATCGTGTTGCGAACCACCTGCCGGCTGGCATAGGTCTGATCCCACTGCCCGTAGGCGTCGCGCTCCGGGGTTGTCGGTACGGGAGGCGGCGGCGGCCCCATGTCCGGACCCCAGCGGCCCTGATCCCAGACGTCGGCAAGGCCGGGATCGGGCCCGGCCGGCGGCGGCGTCGGCAGCGTCACGACGTAATCGGTGCAAGCCGACAATTGCGGCTGGAACGGCTGCCCCGCGCTCGACGCGAACGAGGCCCTTGCCTGCCGCCAAGTGATAGTCTGCCCCGGCGCCTGGAACACTTCCCAACCGCCCACCAAGGTCGCCACGTAAGGCACGCCGTCGTCGTAGCCGGTGCGGTCGGCCTGCATGATTTTGCCGTCCTGCGTGCCGAAAAACATGTCCGCTCGCGAGCGCACGAAGCAAGTGGCGTCGTAGCCGACCAGCCGGCACCATGCCCCGGTCGAGGCGTTGACCGCGGCGCAGTAGCGCTTGCCCGGCGCGCCGCCCGGCCAAGTGACGAAGATGCCGCCAAACTCCTCCCAATTCGTAAGCGTCCAAGGCCACTGCCGTTTGGCGGCGGCCTCGTCGCGCCACATCTGCTTGATGTTGCGGGTGATTGCGGCGAGCTCGAGCTCCTCGGTGGTCTTGGTAATGGCGGCCGAGGTCGGGACGATGCCGGACGTGGTGGCGATCAACAGATCCCCGCCCAGCGACATCCAGGCGTTCATGCCCATCGGCGGCGAGACTTGGTAGCGGCCCTCCTGCCTCCAGTTGGCGGCGCTCGAGGGATCGCTGCCGGTGAAGATCAGGAGCTCGCCGAGATCGGTCGCGAACACGAGTTTGTCGTCGGTACCGTCGCCGGCATCGATCGACCACGTCGCGCAGAACAGCAGCTTGCCGCCGCGGGTGGCGGCGCCGGAAAGCGGGATCATCTGCAACGCGCCGCCCACCGCGTTGAGCGGCAGGTACCAGGCGTTCATCGAGGATGCTTCGACGAAAAACCAGCGATTGCGATATTTGTTGACGTAAACGAGGTTGCGGCCGTCGACGACGTTCGAGCCCAAGGGTCCGGTGATCCAAGGGAGGCCGTCCGAGGCCGTGTCCGTTACCCAGAACGTAGGGTGAGCGGTACGGTCGGCGAGGAACGTGCCGGCGGCGGCGGCGGTGTGGGCGACCGCTGCCTTCCAGTGGGTGTTGTCGGCCGTGTCCGTCGCCCTGGCGCCCAAGGCGTAGACCGTGCCGTTCGCCCAATTGGCCGGCGCCGTATAGGCGAGCGTCGTCCACGTCGTGCCGTCGTAGCGCAGCGGCGCGTCGCCGGCATCGTTCACCGCAAGCAGAAAATCGCCGCCCTGGTTGGCCAGTTGCGAGGCGGCGTAGTTGCCGGAGGTCTGTCCCGACTTGACCAGCGTCGGCGGCGAGCCGCCCGCGGTCACGTTGTACAATTTGGCGGCGTTGGCCGCAAACATCTGCTGATTATTGGCCGAGACGTATTGGAAGGCGGAAACAACCGGCGTGGTTTCCGGCAGCGTAGTCCAGCGCACGCAGCCGCCGCGCAGGGAGGCGCCGCGCAAGGTTGGCTTCCAATTGTCCATCACCACCGCCGAGCCGGGCTGGGTAAAGGCCTCGTTGTCGGCCAGCATCAGGCCGCGGGTCGGCGCCGGGAAGGTGACGACCTCGAGCTTCTGCGCCAGTTGCGGCGGCACCGGAACGCGTTTGTAGGCGTTGTATGCTGCCATCACGCCCCGCCTGTTTTCAAAAGATCCACTTCGGCGCGCAATTCGTCGTTCTGAACGGACAGTCTTTGCACGGCCGTCCACAAAGTAGTCAGCATGTAGCGGTCGTTGATGGCCTTGATGCTGAGATCCTCGGCGCCGAGCGCCTCGGCTTCCTTGCTGTCGAGCTCCGGCATCGGAACGGATTTAAGCGCCGAACGCAGCACGCGATCGTCGGGAGACAACGGGATGTCGCGCACCGCGATCGGGATCACGAGCTCGACCTCCTGCGCGTTCCAGCCGTAGAGCGTGTCGGAGACGACGTCTTCGGTGCCGAAGAACGAGGAGCGCGCGGCCGGCGAGGCCGGGGTAAATTCCTTGACCGTCAGCGCGTTGACGGCGGCGAGCGCCGCGATCGGATCGACCTCGCGCGAGACGCTCTTCAGGCGGCCGTCCGAGGTCGCCCACGTGCCGGCCGCAATGAACGCGCCCGTGCTGCCGTAGAAACTGTACTTGGTGCCGGCCGCGTCCTTGCCGCACGAGCCGTAATGCGTGGTAGCCTGCGCCCAGCCGATAACGGCGGAAAAGTTGGTGGCGCTAGACCTGAAATCGCTGGCGTGCTGCGCGGTAGCCCCGGTGACGAACAGCCCCGCCGTCGTCGTCACGCCCGGCGCGGAAATGTTGAGCCCGCCGCCTTGGGCCAAAGTCATTCTGGAATTGCCGGCCCCTGCCCAAAGAAAACCGTTGCTGCCGATAGCGTTGAAGCCAAGCCAGCCGGTATTCACGCCCATGCTGCCCGACATTCCCGGCGTGTCGGTAGAAACAACGTTGTACAGATTAAAATTGTCGACGCTGGTAATGGAGACGGATTTCGGGGCGAACTGTCCGGTGACAGTCAGCGTTGCCAACGCGGCCATGTTGATGACTTGACCGGCCGTAACGCTGCTCGGACCGGTCATGAACGTCATGGTGCCGTTGGCAACGTTGAACCCGATCGCGCCGCCGAACCCGGTGGTCTGCGTCAAAAACTGAGTAGAGGCGAAATTGGGATAGGTGTTGAAACCGACTTGGGCGTCCGTCGCGAGCCACTTGCCGCTAATGGTATCTACCGACGACGGGGCCGGAAGTGTCGTACCGACCCGCAACGCGCCGCTCATGACGTCGCCGGCCTTGAGAACGTTCAGCGTATTCAATCCGTCGACGTATTGCTTGGTCGTGGCCTCCAGCACGTTGCTCGGGGCGACGTTCGGCAGCAAGACCGGACCGAACGCCGTCGTAGTCTTGCTGCTGCCGACCCAGTTCATGACTTCGGAGTTGGCGCCGGACACCGAAATCGATCCGGTGCCTTTGCGATAAAACCCGCTGCTGGCTTCGGCGCTGAACGCATAAGCCGGCGTAGCGACGACGCCGTTGGGACCGATGATCGGTATCGTGGTCGCAACGTTGGTGCTGCCGACTTGCATTCTGGAAACCGCGCCCGCGCAGAGGTTCAACCCGGAGCCGGACCAAGCCAATCCCGTCGTTGCAAACCCGACGCCCACCAGCGACGGCAATGCTCCGGTGCCGTTCGGCAGCGTCAGCGTGCCGGTCATGACGTCGCCGGCATCGTTTACCTTGCCGTCCAGCGCGGTCTGAAGATTGGTAACCTCGCTAATCGGATGATTGTGGGCGGCCGGCGGAAACGTTGCCGGCTTGTTGGCGATGTCGGCCCAATCCGACGAGCCGCTGGTGCCGTCCGCTCCGGGGACGCCCTGCGGTCCCTGCGGCCCCGTTGCGCCGTCCGCTCCCGGCGGCCCCAAAGGCCCCGGTGGCCCCGGCGGCCCCGTCGAGCCCGGCGATCCCATTGCCCCCGGAGGTCCGGCAGGGCCCTCCAGCGCGATGTTGAACGCGCCGACGCTCGGCATTACCTGGCGGCTAGAAACTGCCATAGGACCGCCCCCAAGTGCCGGTGCCGATCGGCCGCGGGATCAGGATCGGCGCCGGACTGTCGCGTCCGGATACGTTGGACAGCGCGTCGCCGTAGGTTGCCAGATCCTCGTTGTAGGGCGAGCCCTTCTGCGACTTCCAACGCCAGATCATGCCGAGCTTCAGCACGCGCTCGTCCAGCGCGAACGTGTCGGCGTCGGCCAGAAAAACGTCGCCGTGACCGCCGCTGCTCAAGTTGACGCAGTTCTTGTCGAGATAGGCGAAATAGGCGGTGTCCGTCGCGGACAGCGCCGGGAAAATGTGGATCTGGCCGCCGAGCAGGGTCCACTCTCCCCAACTGCCGGCCGTCCAATCGGCGTTGCCGGACAGCCGCCGGTTCGTCCACTCGTCGGTATCGGAGACGAATTGCATCGGCTGCTGCGTCGACGTCGAGCGCCACACGTTCGAGGTCAGCAGAAACCGCCGGTAATCGACCGGCATGTCGAACGCCGTGGTGATGCCGTCGCCCGCAATCGTGCGAACCTTTCGCAGCAGCGTCCAGTCCCGGCCGTCGTAGGCGATGGTTTGTGCCATCTCGTTCGCCAACGCCAACATTTCCGTCATGGTACGGTTGCCGGCAATGTTGGCGAATACGCTGGTCGGCACTTGCACGCCGACCACTGCGCAAACGTCCTTCGTTACCGACAGCAGCGTCATGTCATGCCACCTTGTCCGGCCGACACTCCATTGCCATTCGCACCAAGTTCTTGCGGTTGGGCTGGCCGACCGGGCCTCGCCCCGTGTTGATCGTGATGTATTCGCGCAACTGCTCCATGGTCATCGGCTCGAACTCGGCCTCGTCGAGCTCGCGCTTGTTCTTGAACGCGACCACGTCCTCCTCGAGCAGGGCATTGCGGGCGCGCAGCGCCTCTAGTTCGGCGGCCATCTGCTTGTTGGGAGCCGAGCCCTTGCTTTCCTCGATGAATTCCGTCGCCTTGTTCTTGAACTCGCGACCGCCAGGACCGAGGTTTTTCAGTTCGCTGCCGTCGATCGCGGCGAGTTGCTCGACGGTGTAGACGTTCTGGGCGCGCAATTCGGCGCGGCGGCCGTCCGACAGGAACGGCACGCGATCCAGCGGCGTGCCGGTTTTGGTCTGCGCCGCATGCTCCTTGAATTGCCGGTATTGATGCTGAAAACGCTCGGCGTAGCTCTGCTTGCGTTGCCGCCCGGTGAAGCGATCGTCCATCCAGCGGGAGAACTCGGTTGCCGGGAACACTTTGACTTCCTTGGACCCCGGCGAGCGGATTTCGCAGACTTCGACGTCGTCGTAAATCGGGCGGCCCTCTTCCAGGGATTTGCTTTCGTTTTCGAAAGCCAGATATTTGAACGTTACGACGAGAGCCTCGTCGGGATCGAAATAACGCATCGCTTTCTCCGTTGGTGGCAGGGGTCCGGAGCCGCCTGCATAGGGCAGGGGGACTGCATGCGGCTCCGGTTACTCGACGGCTTGTTGCAAAGACGTGTTAGGCCGCCGGGTTGCTGTCGTACATTCTCCAGTTGTAAAGCGGATTGACGAGCGTGAGCTCGCCCATGAAACCGATAAACTGGGCAACCGCATCCTTGTCGATCGGCATCTGGCCGTCGCCCTCGAACAGCTTGTCGAAATTTCTGTTCGGGTGATAACGCATCCGGAAACTGTCGGTGTTGATGCCGAACGTGGTGTTCGCCGGCATATTGGAGCCGATGCCGCCGTCGAGCACGATCTCCGCGCGCTTGCCGCCGCCGATGTATTCCAGCGCGGAGAACCCGAGCTGCCCCAGCGACGTCGAGTTCTGCTGCCGCTGGATTGCGACCGTGGCGGCGTCGTAGGCCGCGTAGTGCTCCGGCGACATGATCAGAAGATCCGCATAGTCGCGGTTGCGGGATTGCCGCGTCATGACGTAGTTGAGCATCGGCCGGATGGTCGTGCTCGTCATCTGGGGGCCGATCGGCGCCAGCGTCACCGTGCCGGCAGTGCCGTGCGGATCGAACGTCGACGGCCGCCAGATCGTCGCCGAGGCGCGATCGATGCCGCCGTAGACGCCCGTGTTCGGCAGGATCGGCAGCGCCGTCGCCAACCCGGTGATTTGCTTGTTTCCGTTCGCCGTGCCGTCGCTGTAGATGCCGGCGTCCATGGCATCTTCCAGCGCTTTTTCTGCGGCCTCGATGTAAGTCGTAAAAACGTCGAGTAGTTGCGCCTCGCCCTCGTTGTTGAGGATCTCCTGCATGCTGAGGATAACGGGGACCACCACCATCTTCGGGTCCCAGAACGCGTCGTTGAACAAATCGATCGCCGGATTGAGCAATTGGTCGTATCCGGAATACCACTGCGCACTGGACTTGCCGATTTGCAAAGTCTCGCGGATTTTCGGACCCGAATAGGTTTTCCACATTCCCTTGCGCTTCAGCACCGCAAGCAGCGCGTTGTTGTTGGAAACGAGGTCCTGATAGCCGGAGCTGCGATCCTCGAGCGCCATGGAAAGAATTTGCTGATAGGCCGCATTGGTCGTTACGTTGGGCATGATTGCCTCTCCATCATGGGTTCAGATTGTCAAAGCGAGCCGTTCAACCGCCGCATGGCGTTGAGCGTTGCTTCGCGTGCCGATCCGCTGGGCTTTTGCGGTCTCCTCGACGCTCCGTTTGAGGGAGCCACGTCGGGCGCACCGGAAATGCTGCGGTTTGTTGGTCGGGTCTGAGCCGATGTGGTGCGGGTCTGAGCCGCGTGTGCGGCAGGGTAGAGCGCCTCTGCCCTTCTGTATGCCGTCTCAAGATCGAACCCGAACTTGAGCTCTTGCTCTACTACTTTTCCGAGCTCGTCCAATCGCGGATGGCTTAAGGCGAATTGGTCTATCGCCGACCGCGTGTAGGCGTGCTGCGCGTTATACTGCATCTGCCTATGTTCGTTTTCAAGCCTTTCGAGCTTTTGCAGTACCGCGCCCATTTGATGCTGCGTCGCCTGCTGGGCGTTGTTCGTCTGAGTAGCTTGCAACTGTTCCGGGGTCTGCGACAGCACGCTATAGGAGACGTCGCGCAAATCGATGCGCTTGCCGGTCTGCGGATCGGTCAGGTTGAGGTTGTAGACGATCTGGTCGAGCCCCCCGATCGGATCTTCGCGGAGCTTCTTCTCGATCCCGACATAGTTGTCGAGTGCGGTCTTTAAGTCCGTACCGGCGTCCGTTGCCATCTTGGCGTAGTGCTTGATCGGCTTGTAGGCCTCGTGGTCGTCCTTGTAGAAAGTGTAGGCCTTGGCGAATTCCTGCTGCTGGCGCCAGATCTCGCCGCGCACGCTCTCCGGCG